AGAAGCGTTAACTGCTGTTCCCGCTGTATCTGTTGGATTCGTAACTACAGTACCTGTAATAAGAGTAGTTATAGTTTCTGTGGATTCTGTACCTACAACTATTGGCCCTGTATCAGTAGTTACCTGTACAACATTAGCCAAATTACTTTGAATCCCAAACAGACTAGAATTATTTACCCATATCTGACGTTCAGCCATAATTCTATAACGATGCTTTTGCCACTCAATAATTTCCCCGCCTAAAGAAATAAAGCGAATGAAATCAGCTGGCAATTGATAAGCGTCGCTAAAATCGCTAATAGGAGTTCCTATGCGACTGATATTAACTTCTGTTGTAGCAAACGGCCACGGGTGCATACGTAAGGTATTCATACGTTGCTGGTCGTAATGACGAGCAAGTAAAGCTTCTGTTGCGTTCCCCGGTGTAGGAGGATTTATAGACGCAATAGATATTTCTTGCCCTACTATATCTAAGGCATTCTGACAAACTTGAACATCAGCGCTAGGTGCTGCCATTGCGCACCTCCTAGCTTTAGGCTTGCGTGTAGAGTAGTTCTACGCCAACTTGACCCGCAACAGCAGTTGCAGTTGTAACAGTCAAACAAAGATCATACTGTCTTGCGGTACCTAAGTTTGGTACAGCTGTACCAGACATAACAAGTGAATCTCCAGCGATTTGATATAACATTCTTTGCTGACCAAGATTATCGCCAGACTGACCCATTAACCAACCGCCTGTCGCTTGCAGCGCGGCTAAGCCGTTAATACCTAAACCAATCATTGGCAGTGCTGCTGTAGCTATAGAAGTAGCCGCCATTAAGATAGCCGCACCTGTAGTAACTGGTTTAACAGTTGTACTCAAGTTAGAAGCATAAAGCCCCGCACTTACTGCCAAAGCGGTCAAAGCGTTATAAGTACCAATAGTCAAATAACAAGGAATTATATTGGCATCTAGGTTTTTGAAGATACGGTAAATATCGCCAATAGCTGAAGTCGACGGTACATTGAAAGTCTTAAACTTTCTAAGTAGTGGCTGACCCTCCTGTGTAGTTGGTCCACGAAGCAATACATTACCGTTTGCATCTAATATCCCTATCTGGGTGTCAGAATAAACATTGATAGACATTTTTTAAATTGCTCCTATTTATTAAACAGTGGTGTTAAGTTGTTGGATCAACTTACCTTCTGTCCGTACTGCACCAAGAACCCCGATAACTTGAATTTGTTCTACTTCTGCATAATCAGGTCTGTCTTTAACAGTTACATCCCAATCGCGTGACATGCCTACGCATATACCGTCGTCAGCCAAAGCGAAGCAAGCCCGGACCCCAGCAGTTACGCCAAGCACTGGGTTAGTTACATTGGCACCGAATTTGATTAAACCCATATTGGCTACTTGAACAGCTTCACCTTTTTCAAGTTGCATTTGATTGGTGTATCGAGAAGATATAAATTGGTCTATTTGCAACAACGTAGAATGCTCTTCGCCCGATATACCGACGCATATCTTCACTGGTGTATCGTTACCAACTTCACCATCGATATAGTTTTGCTTGAGTTGCAGAATCTTGGCAAGAGTTAACCCACCAGTAGCGTCCACAGTCAGTACGCCATCATTGGCAGCCGTAACGGATGTCTGGAAAGTTTGACCGGTATTAACCGAAGCAAACATTGCTTGGTAACACACAAGATCAAATACCCTCTCAAGCGCTCTAACACATGCTTCAGCAAGACGACCCTTAGGATCGTTCATCATGCCTTCAACATCCATTCGGTCAAGAGGTAAAGTAACTACGAATCTACGACGGATAATTTCGCGTCTGTTAAATTCAATATCATCAAATTGGGTAAGGTTTATACGTCCGACTAACTCACGGGCTTCTACGGTGCCTAAGCCATCGTATGCGTAAGTGTCGCCAGTCATGCGGCGAATATCAACATAAGGACGTAATCTGGCACGGATTTGTTGTGCCCTAATATGCATCATGTCCGAGAACTGGACAATAAGTGCATTATTAACAGTGTTCATCGCCACGGCAAAATACCTCGAAAAAAGTAACTGTATGTCTACTTGTTTCGCGTAGTATCCTGTGACGGGTACACTTATTGGTTCACAATCATTAGTTGGATTCGCTTGCGCGAGATGCCCTACAAATTAAATAATAGCAAGTCTTGTAATAGGTGTCAATTACATCATGCTCAAAGGCTTAGCTAATATTTCTGCTGGTAAGCCTTTATATCCGGCTTGTACCTTCTTAGCTAAAGACTCGTATTCAGGAGTCATAGGATTCATCTTACTTAGCTTATCTGCCATCTTAAATAGCTCTTGACGAGTTGTTGCCCCTGTTGAAGCTGTTGTAGTGGTATTACCCATACCTGTATTAAAAGTATCTTCTCTTGTTGTAGCCTTGTATATGTTGCTCAGAGTCCCAGCAAATGCCGCTAATAAATCATTAGGGGCTTTAGCCAAGACGCCTTTTAATTCTATAGGAGCAAATTGAGCTAATAACTTACTACCTCGATCCATAACAGCCATTTTCTGGTCGCCGTACATTTTAGTCATCTGGACATCAAAATCTATATCTTGACTCTTCCCCGCAGCTGCATTAGCTTTTATCTGGTCTACTGTTAACTTATCCCAGCGCTTCTCAAGCTTTTCCCAAGCTTCTTTAGATACCCCAGCGTTCATAGCTTCTTCCTTTAGCGGATTCATAAAGGTATCTGGTTTAAATTCTTTCAGCTTATCAACGTAAGGCTTGTCTTCAGGTGTCCACTCAGTAGGAGTAAATTCGTATCCTTTTATATTTTCAGGTACTCCCAAAGCGTCATTGAAAGCTTTCCGCTGTTCAGGTGTAGCGTCAGGACCTGGGACTTGTATTTGCTGTTTCTTACCAAGTAAGGATTCAAGATTATCAACTTTTTTGAAAAGTTCGGGTAACGGATCTTCTGACTTAGAGATATTTTTGACCCATTCTTTTTCCTTATGCTCATCCGGGACAATAGAATCAAAATTGAATTTCTCTTTGCCTGAACCATCACTAGCAAACGGATTAAAAGTAGATGAAGCTTGGTCATTATGAACCTCCGCTATCCGGGCTTTCGTCGGCTCCTGTACCGGGGTAGATGTTGTTGATGTACTGCTCGGCAAAGTCTTTTGACTTTCGCTCGAAGTCGTCACGCCTGCGTCTGACGGTGCCCCCGACTGATTTGCTGTCGGATTCGTCTGTGTTGTGTTCGTTGCTTCGCTCATGATCTATATCCTTTATAGTTTCTGTCGGGACTTCCTTTCTAGTTTCATCAAGTTCTATCATTGATAGATTCTGTATATCTATATTAACACGCAAGTCAAGCCATATACTTCTTAGCGCTTCATAGTAAGCCGTAAGTCCTAAACTCAAATCTCTATATTGAGTAAGCGTTATCGTTGGCTTCTGATAATGGCATTCTCTCATAAGGGCTTTTAAGAATATCTGTCCTTCGTTTTGACTAGATATGATCTTTAAAGATTGTTTTTCTCTGTCACTTAGATCCATTTATTTCTTTCCAAACATCTCCGTTCAATTTGCGCCCATCTTTTAGCTGTATATCTCTACTATGTAAAACATTCTCGTATTCATTAATCACTGCTTCAGGAGCATTTCCTTTTATAATACCCATGTGCTTACCGGTATCTATAGCATTCTGAAATGCTTCCTTCCGACCATGATTCTTACCGTTATAAATAGTAGGATAAGTCATCCAATTACCGTTAGGTAATTTATCCCTAGCTGAATATTCGCTTCCGTAAGAATAAGGTATATCCGCCTTATTAGGTATATTAGCCGGGTCGCTAGCAATCAGCTGCCGCATCGATAGATCTATATTACCCGGATCTACTATGTAAGGCTGTATAGCCATATTCTGTGTTATCGGATACCCCGGTCCATATTTAGCTGGATCAGAATAACCGTATACCGGAGCGTCGTCTTGAGGAACCATAGGATTAGCGACTTTAGCTTGAGCATAAGGCTGTGGTGCATCATTTGATATAAACCCTTGCAACACAGGCGCTACAGCCTGTGCTGCACTCTGTAGAGTCTGCATTACTTGATTATCACTAGTTTCTATTTTAGGCATTATACTCTTTTAGTAAGCCTTATCCTAATTATTTCGCGTCTCTCATTTTCTAAATCATCCCATTCTTTTAGGTTTATACGCCCTTTTAAATTACGCGCTTCTACAATACCGATACCATCATAATCATATGTATCCCCGGTCATTCTTCTTATATCAGCATACGGTCTTACCCTAGCTTTTGCTGACTGCTCGTAGATATGGTACTTATCCATAAACTGCCATATCATTGTTTTCTGATTATCTGGTCTTAAATCAGTAATGGGTTTAAACCAATAATGCTTTTGTTTACGCAGCTTGCCCGCCTCCTACATTAGGCGCAAACAAATCCTGCAACGGTAAACCTGCTTTAGCTGCACTCTGAGCTGCTTGAGCTGTGTGCTTCATATCTATAGCCCCTTGTGCATGTTGAGCTGCGGCTGCTTGTTGCTGCTGTACCTGTATCCGTTGTTGTCTTAGAGCTTTTATTGTTTCTGCGTCATTAAGAATAGCGCTATTCGCTCCACTCAATTCCACTATAAGCTCAGCTGCTTTATCTGTGTTGATAGTATCTAATATATCAGGAACTGCTTGAGACATATTAATAACCGCTGTCAAAGATTGTTGAATACCTTTTAATTCTTCAGCTCTCATACTACGTGCGGCGGGAGAAACGAATCTAATTTTATATCCGTTTTGTCCTGAATTGATTAGTTTAACGATAGCATCTGGAATGTAGTGCTGTGGTGGTTTACCTAAGAAATTCAATATAAAATCATCGGTAGATCCTTTAATTATCCCCAATCGTTTTTGGTCAAA